GCCGTGGACCGGGATAAGAAGCTTGAGAGGGAGCGCGACCTCGCGTACCGCCTGCCCTGCGTTCACAGCGGGGCACAGAAGATCGGAGCGATGCTTGTGCTTCAGCGTTCCATCTGCATACAGTTTGAGTGTTGGGTTAGGGGAGTAGGAGTCGCAATCGACCTTCCCCACACCGGGGTTAATAGGTCTCGCGGTGAAGAATTTTTTTGACCGCCAGGTGTACGTCAAGGATGAACCACTAGCAAACTTAACAACCGATCCACCGATAACTAGATACAGATCGTCGTTCTCTAGATCGTTAAATCCAGCCGTGGCGTGGAAGTCTAGTTTGACGTAAGAGTTTTTCCCGCCGCGTGGGTCGAAAATAAACCCCTTGGATTCTGAACCGTCATTGTAAAAGCCTAAGTAATGCCCCTCCCACTGAAAACCTACGATAGTGGAAGGCACCAGGGCTTGCCATTGATCCCGAGTGAGGAGTTCCTCAGTGACCAATCGTAAGCCGCGATCAGTTCCCATGACGAGTCCGTCTGGAGACGCATAGATGACATATTCACCCATATCCACTACGGAGCGTTTCGCCACACAGGACAGGGTTGAATCAATCTCGGTCATTGCCATCGAGGACGGGTCCGACCCCTGTATTAACGCCGGTTTCTCTTTCGTCAGCACGAGCAGCCCGACGTTCAATGGAGCGATAGCCACAATGTCTGACTTCACCGTTAACTTATAGGCGTCTGGAAAGGCGTGGGGCATGAATGCCTCGGAGAACATGACCGTTTGTCCTGCAAACCCAGCCAATATCCCGTTCGGTAGGGCGACCAAACCAAGCATTGGACCGTCTTTATGATCCGCCGACACTTCGTCAGGGGGTGCTACCCAGGTTGAGGATGGGATAATTTCGCCAAGATTCGCCTCCAGCTTCGAGTCGTCATAGGTATCGTTGGCAATAGGGACATCATCAACTTGCCTAAAATTACCATCCGAGTCAGTGCGATAGAGCCGCTTCTTGGTGAGGTAGTAACTACCTGATGGATTAGCGGGGAAATTGACCTCTGCCGTTTGATCCGAGTAGACGTCAACAATCGTGCTGGTAGTCGCCGTCATTGGCGGACCCTCTTCACCGTAATAACTCACGTAGGTAAAGATGTAGGTTCGGCTCTGAGGCGTCTCTTCATCAACCTTTGTTGAGGTAGATGGGTCCAGGGTGATCGAATCTAGCACCGCCGGTTTTGGGATTCCCAGACGGTAATACGTTCCATTGCCAACAATAGAGGCGGTGGTCATTCGGGGGAAGCCACTGGACGCACCCTCTGTCCCAATCCCGGTGGCGTAGATTCTCTCGTGTGGATCTTCTGCAATAGGGGAACGAACGAAGTCGATCTCCTCATTGCTACCGATCCACACAGAAGAGGAGTACCTGAACAGAGTTTTCGTTCCAGCGGAAATGCTGTACGAAGCTACGGGAGTAATGGACGCAGAAGCATTCCCATTCCAGGGTTCTAGGCGCCCACTATCCAGCCTTACGTTCGTTGCTACCTGTGCCATATCGTCAGGGAGCAGGCGAGCGAAGATTTTAGGGGCTTTTCCGCTAAAATTTTGTAGTCTGAATCCGCTCAATGTAAGTGATTCACTCCGCTTTTCTTTTCAAAACTCCTAAGACCACCAAGACCCAACATGCCTCCAAGTATTCCAACTAGGAGCATCGAGTCGATCTCTGGCATCTCAAACCAGATACCAAGGAAGTTGACCAATATCGTCTGGTACAACAACCCAGCCGTCGCGACCCATCCAGCGGCTGGTCTCCAGCCAGAGACGAAAACACTAGAGTGTTCTGCCTCCACGCGATTAAGTTCAATCTGAGCCAAAGCTAACGCCTGGGCGTGTCGCTCTGCCATTGTACTAATCTCGTGCGCTAAACGATTGCGCTCATCCTTGTCGGTAACGACCTTGTCGAGAATTCCCGAAACGGGTTCGATAAGCCTACCGATCAGGTCAATCAATTCTCGATAACTTCCGCATCTTCGACGTCTTCACCATTACCCGAAGCTTTTGCCGCCTCGATGGACTCCATCAGGAGCTTGGTAAAACCGTCGAGCGATACCTGTTTCTGATCCAGCTCGAAACGCATCTGACCAACAACAGCCTGTAGGTTACGAATATGCTGGATGATGTACTTCTGTTGATCATCGAAATCATCCACATCATATTCAGTGCCATCAATGTTGATGACGTTGTCTTCTTGCTGCTCTTCCTTATCTTTCAATAAAGCCATTTTCGCTCCTTATAAGCGTGTTAGAAATCAATCGTCTTCTTCTGGTTCCACCGGCTCTGGCTCAGGCTCAGGCTCAGGATTCCAGGGTATAGGACGCTCAGTGGTGACAGGGTTCTTTTTCTCATTGATGGCTTTTGCAATCTGCTCATCAATGTGGGCTCGATACCCTGGGATTGAATCAACGTAGTCGGTAATCCAACCTAAAACCGTCTCTTCGTCCAGTTCATCGAAGGCAATGAAATCGCCCTCTGGATCTACCGAGAAAGGTGTAGCGCCATTAAAGATGCCTTCATCACCATCTTCATCCGTTACCGTCAAAGTCCAGCGAGTCTGTACAACAACATCATCGTGGTCGCCCTCTGTCCTCGTATCCCACGAGGTGAGTTGCCAAGTGTCTGTCATTTCAGACCTCCGTTAGTTAATAGCTGGCTAATTATCACTAACTAGCCTCTTCTAAAGAAGCAACTTTTGCTTCTAATTCTTCGATTCGCGCCATAGCCTCCTGCAAGGCTCCAAATGCCTTTGTGTGCAGGATACTGTACTTCAACTCTTTAGTTGTTTCGCCGTTTGGTAATCTCCTCATCTCTGTCGAGCCGTCTTCAAGCTCAACCTCCACGTCCTCTAAGTCTTCAGTATCAACAACAAGGTTAGGGGAGATTAATTCTGTTTCTTGTGCAATAAGACCCAGCATATAAGGTGCATCTGGATCTTCCGCGACGGCGTGCTTAAACCGGAACTTACGGAGCCGCAAAGCTTTAACGTCATCCCATTGGCTGCTGGCATCAGCAACATCCTGCTTTAGCTTGAGGTCAGATAACCCGCCATACGAATCGTTGGTGTTGACCACATTGCCATTTGAATAGATGTGTAAGGTTCCCTCACTGTCATCGTCATAGCATGTAAGATATTTTGCAGCAGTATTGTTTGGACTTCCCGGCGCGTAGCGGAGCGTTAGAAGTTCGCTAGCACTTTGACCAGCATGGGTGCTTTCAACAAGAGCACCGGGTTGGTTATGTGAAGAATTCTGAACATAAAAACGATAAGAACTTGTGCTGGGTGGTGTTGCTGCCAAGCCAACAGTTACAGAGCCACCCATTGGGTTAAGCGAAATGCCATACCTTGCACTTAGATCAGTCTTATTACCTGTCTGAAACCAATGCGTACTGCCCCAAGAATAGTTGGAGCCAATGTCCAGCCTAATCCCCGGTTGCCCTTCGAGGCATAGCGCACTATTACCTTGTGTAGTACTACCGGTGGCGGGTGCCCCAGAACTAGCGATTGCTTGTATTTTGGTTGTCGATACATGGGTACTGGACGTGGTGTTAACACCAAACGTGGTGTTGGCTCTAAGGGTATTGAAGACCGATGTTCCCGCTCCATCTATATAGTAAGCGGTGTTATCTGAATCATAAAAAATTGGCGCTCTGAATGAGCTGGAGTAGGCATAGCAATGCCCACCGTTATTTACACTGAACCGCGTGTACTGATCGTGAACGTGGTAGAACGCCCATTGACCGTCCTTGTCCAAGAACCCCATGCCGCTAGTATCGGTGTAGACGTAGCCACGTATCGTTTCATTATCAGACTTAAATCTAAGGGCAGTGCTACCTCCCGTTCCATAGAACTCATGAGTATTACTTTCTTGATTAACATAGATTGGGGCGTTGTAACCCGCTCGCCATTGAATATAGAAACGATCTGTTGTCCCCTCCTTCCAATGAATAAGTGGATCATTCGTTCCTTGCAGGCTGATTTTTACGTCGGAGGCACTATTAGAAATTGTAAACGTGGAATTGAAAGTAGCAGTAGCATTCACATTCAGAGTGCTTAACGTAGTCGTAGCAGAGGGGTCTGAGTGATACGCCGTATTGTTCTGGTCGTACACAATGTTGGCACGCAGATCATTGAAGATCGACGTAACGCCGGGGTTCATGTAGTAGCTGTTGTTGTTGTTTAGGTAGAGATTTCCAGCTTTTACCTTGCGCTGGTCCCAACTCGCCCATTCTCCATTAAGGAACCCAAACTCCGTACTGGTAGCATAGAGAGTGCCCTCCCAGTTGTTGTCTTTGTCTTTCAGGACGAGGGCACCAACCGTGTTATCAGAATTAATGGCGGGTGCGCCTTGCCCCTGTTCGTAATAAACAACACCACCGGCACCGTTAACGGTTAAGCCATCGCCCACCGTCAGCCCTTCGCTCATCTCCACGTTGCCATCGTATTTAATGGTCATGGGCTGGGTGAAAGACCCAGCATTTTTAACTTTGAATATTAAATCTGCAGACTCAGCCCCATTAGTGCGTGACACAATGCTATTTTTTATCATTGCGTAATCAATCATTGAACCGGCGTAGTTTGAGCCAGTCCAATACATTTCATGACCCGTGCCTACATCATTACTACCTCTATAAAAATGGGATTCATTACCCGTAAGGGTCATAACCCCTACTTTCGTAATTTTTAAGACTTTCAGGTATTGCGAACCCGTGTATGGCTCTACAAAAAATGTACCGTTTGACTCCATCCCCATGCGTACATAATTACTATCAGCCGTATTCTTAAATCGAATACGACCGTCGTTACCACTAGTAGCTTGAGTAACTTCAAGCCCAACTTGTTGAGTAGTTGAACTGGTAATACCAATAGTTAAGGGAAATTCAGGAGTGGTGTCATTTATACCAACGGAGCCATCGCTGGTGAAAGTAACGTCAGGTCCAGCTCCATATCCAATATCTAAATATGCCTTACTAGATGTATCTCTTGCAGTAAATGTCCACGGACCACCAGTATGTGCATAGGGTTGCATTGCTAAACGTTGAACTGAACCGGCTGAACCGGCAGAAGCTAGACCAGCTCCTATTTGAAGCTCCCCAGTATTGGCATTATTGATTGTGGTTCCAGATCCAATCACATGCACCCTTCCATTTGGTGTATCGATTGTCATCGTAGTTGATGTGAGAGTAGTCGCTGCATCATTCATTCGTTCAACAGTAACTACACCAGCATTATTTCTAAATCTTACATTTCTACTACCAGAAGCCGCGTTATAGTGTTCCATCATAAAGCTGACGTAATCACTATCACTTAATAAAAGGGTATCATCCGCATCATTAACACCACTCCCGCCCCCTTTGTTAACATGAAGTTTTGCCCAAGGCGCAGTTTCCCCTATACCAACGTTGCCATCCCCACGAACTCTAACGAGTCCAGTTCCAGCCGCATTATTGATATTAAAAGCATAATCTGATGCGTTGCTTCCAGCCGCAATGGTTACCCCATAAGATTGACCAGTTGTATTTGGTGCTACAACTCTAATTCCAGCCACATTTGCGACTGTAGATACATCCAACTTTGTACCGGGATTCGTAGCTCCTATACCAACGTTGCCCGATTCATTTATTACAACAGTATCACCACCCGCTTGTGTGCCGAGCCTTAATGTATCGTCAGAGGATTTCCAATAAATTTTTGAATATGACCCACCACTCTCACCCTCACCTAAATAAAGAAGGGCATCGCCTCCAGTGAATACACCAATAGTGCCTGTAACATGAAGTTTATACCCCGGACTCGTAGCTCCTATACCAACGTTGCCATCCCCACGAACGACAAGGTAATCACCAGTTCCAGCATAGTTTCCAACGCTCAGAGCTTTTACAGAAGCATCATCCCCTGCGTGTATTAATAATCCATACCCATTCGTTGCGTGGGTATTTTTAATCTTGCCCATCCAGTCTCCAGCCACAGAGCTTTCAACATGGATTGGATAACCGGGACTCGTAGTTCCTATACCTAAATTAGAACCACTAAGGGTCATTGCCTCTCCATTATTCGTGAAGAACTCTAACTTGCCGTCACTTTGTTCTATCCTTTCATGTGTATTATCCCAAGTTATTCCATAGCCTGCATCTGCATGGATATAGCCTGCTGCAACATGAAATTTTTGAGCTGGACCATCAGTTCCTATACCAACGTTGCCGTCTCCACGAACGACAAGGTATTGACCAGTTCCATTATAGCTTCCAACGTGTAGAGCTTTTACAGAAGCATCGTCCCCCGCGTGTATTAATAATCCATTCCCGTTCGTGGCGTGGGTATTTTTAATCTTGCCCATCCAATCTCCAGCCACAGAGCTTTCAACATGGATTGGATAAGCGGGACTCGTAGTTCCTATACCGACGTTGCCAGACTGATCGATCACAATGCCGTCTCCGGCTCCAAAAGCAGACGGGATGGCTTTGCCAATCGTCATCTTATTTGCACCGCTAGTCCATAGCTCACCAATCGCGAAGTCCTGTCCACCCGCATCAAAATACAAATACGGATCACCGGACTGATTGGCTTGCGCTGCAATTACTACCTTCGAATCGCCACCGTTCGTATTGTTTTCAAAACGGGCTATATTGGCGCGTGTTGCATCATTCTTCCGAACGTGAAGCCTGAAAGTGGAGTCAACATCGTCGCCGATTAGAAAATTTCCATTGTTGAGAATTACAACAGGATTACTCCACGCACTGCCGTTGTAGTTATGAATGCCAAACGTTGTCGAAGCCGTCCCCGGTGCAGACGTGCCTCCCCCTGAACCAATAGCCCAAAGATTGCCGCTCGACCCTTGGGTTTGAACGTAACCCCCAGCCGTTTGCCCGACTAGGTGTTCATTGAAGAGAACTCGATACAGGGTCGAGGTAGACGCTGGGTCGACGTAGTAGCCAGTGTTCCCCTTATCGTAATAAATGTTCGCATCGATGCGATTCATTATCGATGTCGAAGGGGGGTTTAGGTAATGAGTGTTGTCATCGTTGAGGTAGAGGTTCCCATCTGGCACCTTCTTTATATCCCAAGAACTCCACACGCCATCCAGAAATCCATACCCAGTACTGTGAGCATAAAGCTGGAAGCCGAACGTACCATTATTAAACGTGCCAAGGATGCCCATATCCCCGGATCTGTTCGACTGCAGCTCTAAGCCGCCGATGTTTCCTCTAAGTTGTCCAGCGGTTGAACTGACGGTCGGCAATACGATGTGATTACCAAAAGTCGCCTGTTGAGATGAGTCCAGGGTTAAAGCAGCAGCACCACCAGTGCCTGTTGCAATAACCAAGGCATTCGCTTCTGTTCCATAAATTTGACCTATAACGCCGTCATTTACGTTAGAAAATTTAACTTGAGGTCGCGACCCTCCTGCGCCTTTTACTTCCAAGCCGGTATAGTTAGAAACTCCACTAATAAGCACAGTGCTTAAAGTGGATGCGGCTGTTGCTGTAATACCTCCCGTATAAAGCCAAGCCCCGGTGATGTTGCCCATGTTCGACATGTTGCGGCTTGCGTCGATGATTTGGGTGCCGCCCATCTGGAGCGCGCCGGTTGGGATATTGACCGTTCCGCCTTGCGTCACGATGAAGTGCTTGACGAAACTGCTGTCGAAAACCGCAAAGACATTGTTTACATCCGCCCCAATGTATCCCAGTCCTGTGCTACCCCCGGCGCGCGCAAACCCTATTTGAGCGGAGCCATTAGTTTGTGAGAAAACCGGATAGCCATTAGCATTTGACGAGTCAAAGGTTGAACCACCATCTGTGAATTGGACGGTGCCCGAGGTGGAATTAATGCCGACGAAAGTAGCCGCCCGACTCGATGAGATGACCTCGGTCCCGCCCACCTGGAGCGAGCCATCGGCAACATTGAACCCAGCATCGGAATGCGTCTGGACCTTGCCAGAATAGCCCTCGCCTAGCTCCAGATTCCCGCTCGATGCTGTGCTGCCCTCGATTGCCCTAATACCGCCGAAATATATCCGCGAGTTTCCTTGCTCGAAATTGATTCCTTGAGCGTTACCGGACGCCTTAAATGACAAAAGCCCGTTATTATCGAGGCGCAGCATTTCATTTAAGGTGTCCCCACTACTCGCCCCGCTCGTGTAGAACCGAAGATCCCCATCTTGCCCCGCCGAATAGGCTTTAATTGCCGATCCCAAACTTCCGTTATTAGCAAACAAAATTTGCGCGGTATCGTTGAGCGAAGTTCTTTTACCTTCAATTCTAAGGACTGCCGCATCATCTGTTTTGTCATTTTCAATGTGTAATTGGGTATTACCAAAACTGGAATCATCTTCATAAATGTGTAATCTAGATGTTGGACTCGCGGTACCTATACCAAAGTCTCCATCGCCATCAATAACAGCCCGGAACGTCCCGCCAGTTGTAAAGCCCAGCTTATCGGCAGCAACTCGATACATACCGGTGTTGGAATCGTCGTTAAAAGTAAAATTTGGTGCGCCGGGACTGCCGTTTGCTTGAGTAATCCTAGCCCCGCCTGTGATCTGCGAGGTCATTGAACTGCCACTAATTGACCAGCGCCTGGTGCCGCCTGTCGATATCCCTATCGTGTTAGCACCCTCGCGGAAAAAGCCTGTGTCAGCATCACCAGTAAAGCTGTAAACAGGTGCGCCAGCGTCAGTACTATCATCAGCTATTATTTGCCCAGCAAATGTTGCCACGTTTGCACCAGCATCAATGCTTAATACGGTGGCTCTATTAGCATTACCGTCGTAACCACCAAAATGCAGTGTCCCGTGATTTGAGCCATCCTGTTCAGCGGTTATAAAGGCATTGGCTGTACCGCCACTATTCGTAGAAAAGGTAATCCCAACCTTGTTACCGTCAGCAGCCGAGGCTGTGTTCATTAGGGTTAATACAGACGCTACATCACCACCACCCGTGGTAACGGGTGTGCCAGAAATCTGTAGCAATGTCTTTGGTGCTGACGAAAGCCCTATGCCAACCAAGCCACTGGATCTATAAACGTTGCCGCTGGATAGAGTCCAATAGTTGCTGGCAGCACCGGCATCTTCCCAAGCAGGGGCGGTTGTTGCGCCCGTTGACGTTAGCACTTGACCGTCAGTCCCGTAATTAGCCCCACCTACCCCTAGTTGACCAGCAGCCCCTATGCGGAATTTCTCAGCAATACCTGAACCGGCATTGGTGAAAAACGTAAGCATCCCTTTATCATCATCAGCACTACCGTCATGGGTTCCGGTAATCTGACCGTTAATTACCGCCTCGCCACCGGATCGATAACCTGAAAACCTTATCGTTGATTCACGACCAGTGTCGTTATCTTCTGTATCAGAATTCGTAATTTGTAGAAGAGGAGATGTACCAGAAGCCCCTTTGATATCAAGCAAGTGTGCTGGTTGGGTATTACCCATACCAATACCGACGTACTTACTACCTCGACCGATGTTGATGATTTGTTCATCACCAACATAGCCCATCGAAAAACCGTAATAATTCAGCGAGATTAGACCGTCACCAACTGAACTGCCACTCTTCAGGACGATACGAGTGCGCTCACCGTCATCCGTAGTTTCGACAATTAGACCCGTGTCGTTATCGTCGGCGCTGGATTGTCTGACATGGAGTGATGCGGAAGGAGCGAACCAACCCGATCCACCAGAGATTGAAACGGTACTATTGGTGCGGAGTACTCCAGTTTGGTCGGTTGCACCTTGGAGATTAGTGGCTCCGGGAATCGAAACCGTCCCGTCAGAACCAGAGAACGTCATAACCGGCGTTAAAGGCGCGGCTGAATTCGAGGTTGAGCGCATTACCTCCAATAGACCATGCGCGTTGTATCTATTACGAAATGCCCAGTTCCGTCCTGCTGCATTATCTGCAAAGGTATTAAGAATGATACTGGTTGAACCGGCGGCTGACGGGATCATCGACAAGCCCGTATTCCCCGTTCCCACCGTCATAGAAACGTCGCCCGCGTGATCGATGGTCATTCGGGTTGTTGGAGCAGCAGTACCATCCGCCGTTGTCTTAAATTCAAGACGCCCCGGCGTATCATTTGAGCCTTGACCAGCATCAGCAAAGGCTTCTATAGAAGCACTATTTGTAAAAGTAGAACCATCAGAAGCACTAAATATTATTCTTCCTATTGCTTCATCTGTGTCTAAACTTCCATGCGTTCCTACCGTGGCATTACTAGATTTTGTTAGCCATAAATTCGCTGAAGCAGTATTGCCTGTATTCCATTGCGATATCGCCACACCGCCATTTGCTGATTTATTTACTTGAAGGTCGGGCGTCCAAGACGAAATAGTAGATCCGCTTTGAACTACCTCTTGTGTAATGCTGGCGGTATGCCCTATAGAAACGATGCCGCCATTAAAATAAGAGCCAGCATTTGAGGCTATACGAATGGCTTCCGTTCCACTCGAATATAAACTTAAGTAGCCTTCGTCTATATCCGCACCACTATTTCCCCAGTTACCCAGCGAAGCTATCATTTGATCCGCTGAACTAACCCTGAATCTGTATCCATCCCCCTTTAATTCCAGCTCATCTGCTGGACTCGTAGTTCCTATACCAACCTTGCCTGTTTCATCTATGCTTAATCGATAGGCGTCAGCATTACGATCATAAATATGAAAACTTTCGTCAGCAGCATAACTAAACAACTCATACTGTCGCCCACCTGAAGCAGTAGCCTCTAAAGCTAAGAAAGCATAGGCAGAATCTTGTATATGTAAATTAACGTGAGAATCTGGAGCCGTGATCCCTATACCAACTCTACCGCTGGAATCAATCGCTATACCAGTAGTACCACCAGCATCAAGCGTCATCGTGTTTGTGCTGTGATTGTAGATCACACCGCCAACGTTATAAGCGGCTGCATCTCCAAAATGTAAAGTTGAATAACCCGCTGCACCACCAATCACATTAAGGCGGGCTACATCACTAGTAGTGTCATTATTTTGGATAATGAAATTAGTGCCACCACCTAGTGTGGGTACTGTTCCTGCTCCATCAACTAGGTGTAGTAATCCTGAGGGACTCGCAGTTCCTATGCCTACTTTGCCATCCGGTATAATTCTCATTCGTTCTACAGGAGTAGCGACACTTGTGTTCCCAGAAAAAAATCGCAGTCCCGTACCCGAACTGGTGTTCTCTACTACAGCCTGAATTCTGGCGCGTACCGTGTCGGCTCCAGAGAAGGTGCCGTCATCATTAATAGACCAGTCGATGCTCCCGATGACGTCGTTATTACCCGGCGCACCGGATGTGTCGAACTGTTCCAATCTAATACTTGCGGGTGCGCCCCTCGTTTTAATATGGAGTGCTTCAGTCGGGGTGGTCTGACGAATACCGACCTTGCCATCATTTTGTAGCGTGAGAACCGTATCCCCGAGTGCGTAGCTATAAACGAAGAACTTATCTAGCGTGTTCTTCCCGTGCTCCCATTTATTGGCGCTGTTATCTTGATAGGTTATGTAGGCGTTCTGTCCTGCTCCGGTTGTATTAAGCAGGTAATGTTGACCCGATGCGGTGGTCTTCATAGTGGGAACCGTTAGAGTGCCAGATGCCTCAAGCGGTCCACCCACATACACACCAGAACTAAGATTGTCGAAATATGCCCTCGTTGTAAGAAGGCGGAACTTTCGCGAGCTAGATACAGATAACCCAAGCTGGCTGGTTCCCAGTAGATACATACCGGAAGATGCCTGCCCAGAAAAAGCATAAGAAGGTGCGCCCTCTGATCCATTCGGCAGCTTTAATGCGCCGGTCATCGTGTCGCCGCTAATGCTGACTGATTCGGTATCAGCGGCGGTGGATGCGAGAGAACTAATATCGTCCAGGGCTGCTGCGACTACGCGCAGCGCAATCGTGGTTCCTGAAGTCCAGGCGGCAGCAGTCGTTCCGTCCTGACCACGGACAACAGTGAGGTTAGTTCCAGAAACCCCAGTAACCTTAACGACCTCTGATCCAGCCCCTATGCCAAGGGATAGATAGAAATAATCGCTCCCAGACAAGCTGGGGAAGGAACTCGCGCTCGCTACCGGAACCGTAGTAACGGAATCATTGATTCCACTTGATAGCGTTGAGCTAGCAAGGTTGGAAAACTTTACAGCCATTTAAGGCTCCTAGCTCGCAGTGACGGTCCAGGTGATCGTGAGCGAGTCAGCGGACCCTTTGTTAATGACTGAAAACACCGTTCGACACAATAACGTCCCCGCACTGGCGGCGTTCAAAATGCCCGCCTCTGTGATTGCACCCGTTCCTGTTGCCGCCGGAAACGTCCCGACATAAACAACGTCGTTAGAAGACACGGTGGTGGAGGTCAGGGCTACCCTTGCGTTTTCCGCAGCCAGGGTCGTATCACCAGCGGCAGCAGCCGTTGTCGATGTTCCGCTCGCCATATGGCTCATCGCTGTAGCTGTGGCGTCCTTCATCCGACTTGCCACAAAGCCTTTCCCAGCCGTAACGACGAGGTTGTCAATATCCCTCTCGTCCTTTACGTTGCCGCCCTCATCGGTAAGAACGAGCGATAACCTACCTTTGAGTTTTAGATTGTCCTGAATCATGTAGTCTCCAATTCAGTCAGCATTTAGAAACATTGCTCCCACGCTACTCTGATTCAACATGGCTCCCGTTAAAAACGGGTCCAAACTGATATCGTCGGTCAGCGCCGTACTGTCTGTTTTCGCTATCCCTGGAGACAGGTTCGTTGTGTCAGAAAATGAGAACGTATCCGATGCGGGTCTCGACACAGAGATCGCAGCACTCTCAACTAGCAGTATAGAGTCAGAATCGACCTTCGACAATCCATAGAACAGATCATCTGCAAGGCTGTATACGTTCGTTTTTACTCCATTTACATCCTTATCTACCTGGGCGAAGTCATCCAGGGAGAAAGCGTCCGTAAAAGAACGAACATAAGGCACCACCCTGGAGAAGGTATCCCCCAGAGTGAAACTATCTGGATCTGCAATACCAGTGATCGTATCGTCAAAAGCCCAAGTCCAGGCGCCGGGGTTTCTAACCGCAACCCTAGACTCGGTCATTGCCGTTGAATCTGAAGAGACTTGACCCACGCTACTAGCCTGAGAGTCAGTAAACGCAAAGGAATCGGTTTTGATCGGGGCGACTGCAGTAACGCTTGACTCAGACATGGATACAGAATCACTAGATACTTTCGACGCACTGATCGCTTTAGACTCGCCCAGACTTATCGTCTCCGACCTACCCAAGCTTGGGTGAAAGGCAATAACGCCATCACCAAAAGTCAGGGAGTCAGCTTTCCCTAATGAAGATAAGAATGAACTAGAGTCTGAAACGATAAAGCTATCAGTGTCTGCTCTGGAAAAGCTTACTACCGGCGAATCAAGTATCGGTGTCTTACTCTCATCATCATCAGTAACCAGAAAAACACTGAACGCCTGGGACTCACTGAGTATTACTGAATCTGACGGTCCTAAATTCGGATTGAGCGCAATGGAATCAGCGAACGTAAAGTAGTCCGTCCGAATAATAATCTCTGGGGTCGCATGTACCTCAATGTCAGCCATAAATAGCTGGCGCCAATTGAGAACGCCCGTCAGGGCACGATAACTAGGTTCAGAAATTAACTGACGGAAATCCGAAACAACGTGTAAGCGGCGGTCTGAAACAACTGTGACAGAGTCTCGGACACTCGTGGCAGTGTGAATACTCCTGTACGAGACAGAAGCGTAGAGATTGCGGAACTTAAAATCCGCGCGGATTGCCATTGATTACCCGAACTGAGAGCGAACTTTGAACTTAATAAGGTCAACCACGGTTTGTGTTCGAGCCGGAGAGTTTGTATCACTTAGTTCAACCTCACCCTCAAGAACCCCCGGAGTATCAAAAGTATCCGTGTCGAAAATAAAGGTTACCTTGCCGGTGCTTGCGCCGGTAATGGTCCCTGTAATCGAGCTAAGGACGGTCGATGAACCAACCTTCCTAACCCTCAACCTAACCGTATGCCCCGTAATATCTATGGGGGCAAAAGTATCCGAATCTTCTTCGTCGAGCGATAGACCAGCAGCCGCTTTATTAGAATCCTTTAAGGTGACCTCTAGCTCTGGAAGCCTGTCACCCTGAACAACATCTATTGTGGAGGAATATGCCATTAGATGAACTCCCGGTTAACGGCGGTTAGTGATCCACCAGATCCGTATTTGGCTTGCCTGACCATTCTTCCGACAGCCTTCTCATATAAACCACGATTCGCTTCCGCCATCGCTAGGCTTGTCCAGACCTGACCGTTCATCATTTGCAATCTGTATAAAGCGCCGTGTGTAATGATCTCCCTGTTCTCCTTCGCGACGGCGTCGGTAAGGCTAGAACTGGTGGAGGTTGGTTTTAGTGTAAACATGACGCGAAAACTCTCAGCCGCATCAGGTACAGGTGCAACGAAAAAGACATCGTTATCTCGTTGCGAATAATATCGCGGTGTCCCTGTCTCATCCTCATCGCCCAGGCGCCTAAGTAAATCCGTATAGCTAACCGGCTTTAAGGGTGTCTTGTCGTTATAGACATCGATAATGTGATTCAGTTCCGTGGCGGTTGGGATCGATACGCTGTACTCATTAACATTAGCCGATATAGCTATGTACTCCGGCTCTGCAATGTAGATGTCAGTTCGCTGACAGAAATCAATTGCCGAGTCTCGGACAGCCCGTTCGACGAGAAAATCCGGGGCGCCCTGGACTTCAGGTCTTATGTAAAGAGAGAAGTCCGTGTACTTCATGCGCGGGCTACGTTAAGTCCGGTCTCCGGTAATGGCGTAACCGCCATATCTGCTTGCGTCTTCACCCCCAGAGAATTACCAAAGCTCTGGTAGTGCATTAGTGCGCGTTGAGAATTACCGGCAAATTCAGAATCTTTCTGGTACGAGCGATATAGAATGTAATCGAGTATCGCATTCGCATACACATCGTCCACCGAAATAACCGTCGTATCCGACGCGAAGTTACTGATCGCAATGTCAGACGGGGCGGCGCTATAAACGATCTCCAGATCTAGTGACGTGGTCCCCTTGGGGTACACATAGAAATTCTTTGGGTCGGCTGGTTCGTAGACATAATGCTCAATCTTGTTCGTTCCGGCAGCAGTCTCGTGCCAGTTCGGAAGAGTCTCATCGAGAATTCTTCGATCCACCTGTGTGACAGCACGTCCGCCAACGTTGCGAACAACCTCTATCAAGCGTAATGCTGCTGCCGGTAATGCCTGCTTACTGCCCGCTACCAGCGTTAAGCTCGCATTAACCATTTTTGCATCAGGACGATGTAGAACCACTTCCCTCTGAGCGTCATTGAAGAACTTCAATAACTCCGCCTGGGGAAAGCGAACATTCGTGCTGTCCTGCAATATGATTGAGGCTCGATCTATGAGATCGACAACTTTGGTGGTTGCCATTCAGATCACTCCCATTCGATAACTTGTAGATCAGGGTTACCCTTGAAGAGTTCCGTATAGTCAAACTCGTTACCCGTTATCACATTTCGCACCCTCTTGGGCACGAGAACTTTTTTCTCCGGCGTTGGGTTTGCTCTTTCAGCTCTCATTCTGTTCTGCTGATCCTGTAATTGATCTAACGAAAGACGGCGATCAACCTGTACGTCGAACTCGTCTTTCACCTCTTGGTACAACTCGTCCTTCGGTGTAGTCATTACTTCGCCTTCCATACATTGAGAGCAATGATTTGTAGGGCTGGATAAATCCGCCTCCCTATGAACCCATTGGCACTCGGTCTTTCAGTAGTGGCGCAAACAACAGATGCTGCCGCTATAAAAAAAGTCACTACATTCAAAAAATCCATGAAGCTCATTGTATCCCCTTATGTGTAAGAAGAGGGGGTGGCTTCCCACCCCCAATTCTAATAACGCCTATTACGTCCACTTACCGACAACTAGGCAGTCAGGAGTGACTACTTTGCTGCCATAGACTTTGAGTCCACGAACGGCGTCACCAAACTTGGTGTCCATCCGTATTGTCTCGGTCTTGGTAAATTGAGAAGCAAACGAAATCCCTTTCGGGTGTCCGGCGAGAACATGGGTGTACCCACTGTCCGCACCAGAGCTAGCCGTGTAGAGCATGTTCGACTGATAAACAGTAAACCTATCTACAATACCAACTCGTCCGTTTCTCAGCGGAGACGTGTCATCCCCCGTCAGGTACGCCTGACGTAGTTCCGACTGCTTCAACAGGCTGACAAATTCAGGAGAGAGAACGATGAATCGTCCTTCTTCTGGAATGTTCAACTCGTCTAGATCAGTGGACATTGCAAGGATGGTTGTCAGAATGTTCGCAGCCGTAATCGTCGTTTGGGCACCAGTGGTCGTTGCGCCAGTCACAACGTTCGTAAGAACGTCGCTCTCAACAGCAACTCGCATACCCTCCGCAGCATCAGCACTAGCCGCTTCCAGAAGACTAATGTCAGCTTGTGCAGCCAACACGTCATCAACCTCGAACGAAAAGTACTTAGCCTTGTCGATTAGCAATTCGACCTTCGCCGTCGCCAGTTCTTGAGTAGTAATAGAACCAGCGTAGTCGTTGATCGTAATTGCGGGAACGGTGCGAATGACAACTTTGTCACCTTGACCACTGATCTCACCCTCGTAATCCGTATTGGAAATCGCGGGGAGAACAGAAGCTTTGTAGAATTTAGCCTGCAAAAGCTTGCTAAAAATCTCAGGTATAAAGTTGTCTTCTGACGTGGCTCCGGTGCTAAACCATGAAAAAGCCATCGCTATTCACCTCTATCGCATGAGTTAAAAGTTAACGCTGGAGTTCACCCTGGTCTAACGCGCCGAGGATCTCTGCCTGATGCTTCTCGAACTGATCTAGTGGCATCCGCTTGATGTCTTCGACAGACCAAACTTTCTTTCCAGCCCCATCCGGCGACTTTCGCGCTTTTGGCAAGTCAGGTTCAGCTACCTTCTTTGCCCGCGTCAGCGCCGACTCTTGCGGCGTAGGTGTCTTCTTGTCCAAATTATGTGCCGACTTGAATCGAGACAAGACTGTGTTCACGTCGTTAGAAGATCCACCGGCTATCCAGCCCCTGGTCTGATCATCTTGAGCCTCTAACCATTCATCCCATTCCGACGTTGCAATAATTTCTTGCACGTCTGGATGTTCTGAACTGATGCGCTCGTAATGCTCATCCTGCAACTTTCTTTCCGACTCCTCTACGCGCGATTGTCTCAACGATTCAATGTCACGTTGGGCATTGATCACCTCTGCTCGTGTCGCGTCTAGCTCGTCCAGTAGTGGTCCCGCAAGTTCAGGATAATCTTCCCGCGCTTGCTTGATCTTCGCTGGATCTCGCTGACTCTCCACAAGCTGTGAGCGAAGCTCCGCAATCTGATGTGCCAAATCTTCGTTCGACTTACGAAGTTCAGCCGTTTCCTGCGTTGCTCGCGTCATTCTTGCCTGGGCGTTCTTATAACGGAGGTTAGCTTTTGCAACTAACTCTGCTTCCGACACTTCGCCGCGTTGTTCTGTGTCTTCGGCAGTAGCCTCCACTACGGGTTCGGCAGTCTCCTCTGGCTCCTCGGGTGCCGAGCTTTCAAGGATCTCAGGCTCTTCTAGCTTTTCCTCTGTCGTAGGTGCTAGGTCTGCCTCCAATACCTTTTCAAGCATTTCCCGCGCTTCCGCTTCTAAACGTTCCGGGTCATTTTTACTCATGTGATTCTTCCCTTCTATTCGGTTCCACTTGGGGTGTCCGCTACAATTCGTGAACGTGGGTCTTGTGAACCACCCGATCACCGTCGAGGACCGCCTTGGCGGTATCCTCTAAATCAAGCAGGAAGCGAAGCTCTGCTACTCTACCCTGCTCAAATCTAAAATTATTTTCGCCCACGTTCTCTAACCTCTCGTGAACGTTTTCAAGACGGGAATGCAACAACTCCATCAGGAGCGCCCATTCCGGCACCTGAGCCAATCGGTTCAGCGCCCTCGCCTGGTCCGGCGAGCATCTGTTGTTGTAATATCGCTTGTTGTTGGGCAGCTATCTGCTCCTCACTAAAAACAAATTTTTCCGGGTCGATATCCATACTCTGCGCTATCTCACGCAAGAGTGCGGTTCGATCCACCGTCTGAACATCCATCTCATTAGAGACCAGCGACAGAAATTGTAACAACCTCTGGCTCTGCACCTCGCGTTGAATCAAGGCAGTACTACCTTTGGCGTGGATCTTGAGATCACCTTTCGCCTTTGGGTTACTACCAAACTCCATCGCGAAATGGAATATAGCCTCTATCATAGGTCTTATGAGGAAATCATCAAGGTTCTTAATCGTTGACTTTAGCGCAACATTTGCCGCGCCCATGAGCATTGACATACCCGTTGCCGTCTTATTGAGGCTCCTGGTTTGCTCACCGTGGGTGTAACTCGGGAGACTTGTGGTCTCATCCGCGAAACGCCTGAAGATTTCTACGATCTGATTTAGACCATTGGCATTAGCAATAGGTTGATAGAAACGCACAGCCTGCATTGCGCCGTCACCGCCCTCTCGCAAAAATACGCGCCAGGGGTGAATGTCAGTAGGATCTTCTCCCGCCGCCAATAGGTCTGTATTGACCTCGCACATGGGACCAGAACTTAACGCCAGATTGTCTAACCAAATTCTGGTCGCCGCATTCATGGTCTGCTGACTGTCTCGCATCATACGAGGCACCCCAGTACCCCAAAATTGGTGCGGGGTCTTTTCATAGGGGAAGACATGGTAGGGAATTTTGTACCCCCTAACCGGATTCAACATTGAACGAACAACCTTGTTATCGCAAATCCAGACGTTGGCATCGAAGTCCATACCCAAGTCTGCGTCCTCTGGCATCTCTACGCCGTTCTCTTTTAAGTCGTAGCCATCAATCGAACCCCAGAATTCCAGTACCTCGAAACGGTGGGACTCACCGCCCTGCTTTAACCCAGCAATTTCTCGTCGGGTTCTCTCGTGAGATTCTTCGGTGTGATTACCATCGTGATTCGTTTTGCAAATATTCTTGATGGTCTCGTCATCAAACCCAGGTAGTTTCCCCAAGTCTTTGAACTGACGCTTCGTTAAAACGTGGCGGCGGAATACACCAGCGCAATCTTCTAGCGTCGTGCAATAGGGGTCGGGATAGAAATCAAAAATGGAAACCGACTCGATTTCTGGAACTGGCGTTTCCTGAATCACCAGGGCAAATCCTTCGGTGCCATCTTCCTGCATAACCTTGGCATAACTCTGGACTTGGTCGATCTTTACCGTCCCGGCTTTAATAGCACCGGAACCAAAAATACAGCTTTCCAGAATTGACTGCTTCATCTTCTGATCGACGCCGCCCTCGACCAACCAATCATCGATGTCTACCTTCATTTCCTCGGCAGCAGATTCCGCTATCTCTTTCTCCGCATCCTGCACCGCCTCGTTTAACTCGTCCTCGCGCTCCATCACGATCTGCTTAACCATCTCTGGGTCAGCACCACTTTGTCCTGGGTTGGCTAGTGAAACAACTTCAGCAATCGCTTGCTGCCTTAATGCCAGGGCTTGCATGGGATCGATTCTGGGGCGAGGAGTTGGCTCTATTCCATAGAAGGAATCCCCAGTCTGAAATAGTAAATCAACAATACGGCTGTACGCCGCCATAACCTTTGTGCGTGTTAGCCCAACGTAAACCTTCGACCGCGCACCAGCCTCGTTAAGCTTGGCAATAACCTCTGGCTCGTACTGCCCAGAGTATTGCCGTAAATCTTTTATCCACTCGTTTTCGGTTTCTTTACGGGCATCTTTGTAGGTCAAGAACCTAGCCTGTAGCATAGCCCCCAGGCTTTTTAATTCTTGCGCCTGGTCTTCACCTTGCTCGTAGTCTGTCTCTGCCATTAATAGCCCACCACGTCATCTACGGTAGTAAATCTTCGTTCTGTTCTGTGATGCCGTACTCTCGGCATCGAGGCGAGTCCATGCAGTGCAACGGCGAACGCAATCACTCGGTCATCATAGCACCCAGACTGAGCGTTGAACGAACCCTTTTCATCAATCACATAGGTCCGTAATTCGTTAACTAATTCTATATCAGCGATCCCAGAACTTCCTTGTCTTAAAAGCGCCGCCAAATTGTCAATAATCAGCGGTTTTGTTTTCGACGTTGTGAGAAAACCACCACGCCTGGTGATCCGATCCGCGTAAGCATTATCGACGGTTTGTTCCACATACAGCGACGGGTACTGCAATTCCTGCATTCGGCGGAGTGTTGTCAGTCCGTGGTTGTTTCTCTCGACAATCACATACGCATTGTTAAACCGTTTGCCAAGGTAGTTGATCACGTTGCCCCACTCGAACGGATCGACATGCCCATGCCAGGATGCAACCTGGTTTCCCCGTGAATCTAAAACCTGGGCGCACGAGTAATCCCCGTACTCTAATCCCTCTGCCACATCGACACCTATCGTGTAAGTATCATTTTTGTCAGGCTTGTACCATTCTTGGTAAGGACCGCTCTGGCGTTTGTGCAACTCCCCGTTCCTAAACTCACCCGTGAAATCCGGTGTGTAGCAATTCCGCTCCGCCATCGTTAGTGCGGAATCCTCTACAAAACATCTTCCTGAAGTTAAAAATGCTTCGAGGGGGGTCGATGGGTACTCTTGTCGAAATAGATCTGTCGATCCCAGCTCGTTTAATTTTGCCCGCCGGAAACAGATCTGATCATCTGTCAGCGTATATCGCTGGGCGAGTTCCTCTTCCTCTGGTGTTTTCTCAAAGTAAGGATCTGGCTTTACGCGGTACTCGGGCATCCAATACCAAGGTACGAAACACGTCACCCAGTCCGTCTCCCCACGCAACGACTTCATGGTCTGGTCGTAAAACCAACCCCCCGCACCGTTGGCGGTACTCTCTAGAATAATTTCTGATCCTTGTCCGCCTACCGTTTGTAGTAGCCCGGAAGTGATATCTCCACCTTGGGGGTAGAAAGCAACCTCAGAGCCGTGAACAAACCTGTTGGTCTGCCCACGACCCGTTTGGGTTGAACGCGCCGTCCCGATTCGATAACGAGAATTCAATTCGTCAAACACCAACGTTTGGGCGGATTGACTTGCAAGTTTTGGTCGGAATGCGGGATGAGGTAGCTGATCATAGAAAAATCGCACCATGTTGAAAATTGAATTGGTACTCTCAGCAAGGTGAGACAGTACGAATGCGTTCGCGTTCCTAGTCTGCGTTATCCGCCAAAAAAATCTGCCCTCAACGTATGTCGAGATCCCGACCTGGCGTGCTTTCAAAATTAGGGCGCGAATCCTGCCCGTCTCTTCTATTTGCTGCTCAAGCTTTTTATGTATGAACAATTGACCAGGATTCATTCTGAAGGGAGTTACCTCCCCCTCCTTGGTCACAATGTTCAAACAGTTCTGAGCGTAAAGAGGGAAGTTCCCCTTAAATTTTCTGGCGATTTCTTCTATCTCTGCCATGCGTCCTATCTAACTAATCTGCCGTTATAAGCATCTATTAGTACTTGAACCCCGTCATCACCTAATATCACTCTTGGTGTAGAAGGTGAATCAGCTACCTTTGCAGTTGCGAGGTCAACCCCGCCAAGCCATTGTGTAAATTCGTTAATTGCCAACTTCCTTTGCTCTACCGTCCTTTCTTCAGTGTCTAAATCACTCACTCATCCTCCTTAGAGAGAATTGCCCTTGCCCACCAACGCAGCATGGAGTCATCCATTGTGTGCCGCATTAAATTTGCACGGGTCGTTGTTAAACGAACATTGCTCCTCACGTACCCCTTATTAGGATCGATCCGATCAATGCTCACGTTTGTGTCTGTGTGATCTAAGTCATGCGTCATCGGTATGCCAGAGATTGCACACAGTCCATTCTGCTCCTCAAACATCTCCATCACATCCTTCATCACCAGTGTGTGCGGTAAACCACGGGTTTTAACCGCTGTGTAATTCCGGGTTTTCGTCACCCTGTATGTTAAAAATTTTTTTAAGGACGAACTCGCGTTCTTCCTCCACGTCTCCCTCCCCCTCTTGGCGTGGCACACCTTGCAATGCTTTGCCCTACCACCAGGGGTGGCGTTCGATATGACAAATTCTTCTAGACTTTTCTCAGCGCCACATCTGACACAAACTTTACTCTCAGACTCCAATGGTAGCCTCTCGTTATTGCCTCGAAACGCTCCATTGCTGCTCTGCTTTTCGCTACCGCTATACCATTCCCTAGTAAATCCGTGCCCAATCCGATGCACCCCTGCACGTCCGTTGGGTAATTCGCTACATGTAGAAGAATATGAGAACGGCTGGGTACATCATCAACGTGCCAACTCATCCCAAATCGCGGACTTTCCCGCCATTCCAACGGGTACTCTCCCTCTGGAATGCAACTGACATTGCGCTCATTGTCACGCCAGGGGCGCTCAATAGTCCAGAACCTTTCTTCGACCCCCTCCAACGAGATATCGATCACCCCCAGTGTGCCTGACGGGTGATAAACAAATCGATTCAGGGATAACACTAGTACTCCAGACGCTTCTTCGCCGCTAGTGCCGCCTTTTTTGTCTTGTAAACCTTGCCACCACAACGCCAACCGCCCTTTACCTTGGTGATCGTCTTTCCCGCCATCGTGAAATTGCCTCCAGTAAGAAGATGAGTAGTAAAAATAGGAGTCTGAAAAACCAGCCTCGTACTTTTTTGGAAAAGGTACTCTCAGAATGACCGTACCCCCTGTTTTTATGAAAGGTACTCTTATCGATAGAGATAGGTCTCATGGAACCACACATATGAACGCACGGGAAGCCTTTCCTCTCTATCCCCCCCCTACCCCCGGCACCCCAGAACCGACCTTTACATGCACACGCGGGATCGCGTGACGCCTGGTGCGTAAAACTAAGGAAGTATCGGTCACCCAAAGGTAACTTATTGAAACTCAAGGGCTTTTGCCTGCTCTCCCAAAAGAACCGGCAAATTTTCAGGCTCGGTAAGGTCAAGGTCAGCGAGAAAGCTCCCACTATATACGGTCGTTTCGACCTTCTCTGGGGCAAAGACGGCGTAGACCTTGCCGAGAAGCTCAAGGGCACGCACTCGAACAGCGGGAGGCGACTCAATGTTCTGCGCTTCGTCCCACAAACGCTCAACCACGACAATACCTTTATCAGCGGTTTTAGCCATCAATGCCCTCTGTTCACGGTCGATAACGGTCTTTACTCGAACATTTCCCAACAACCTCGGACCTTGCACGTCAGGATGCGCGTAACCAGCCTTCTCAGCGGCTCTAGTCGCATTGCCATGCTCTAGATACTCCGCAACAAAGAGTGTCTGCCGATAGTTCGGAGCCTTGGCGTCTATCACCTTCTCTTCACTCACCTGGCGTCTCTCCCAACTCGTGCAACTCTTCCACTATCTCCGCCGCCATCTCGCTGTACATAGCCATCGCGCTCACGCCTCTAGTTGCCTTATGGAGTGCTTTCACTCCCTCTAGTGCTATATGTAAGTCCCTTACACGCTCATGAGTAGATGGGGGAGTTTGAGAGGGGGGTTTTTCCGCCCCGAAAATTTTCTCCCAGCCCTTCAGGTCAACCACGTTGCGGCTCCCGCGACGAGTGCAGCGAAGATTACCCACGCGGCACGTTCGAGCATCGCAGCCGTCCCGCTATTCTTCGTGACCACCTCCGCTACCTCTCGCTGGTTTTCTTCGAGCATGTCGAGACGGTACTCGTGACGGTCGACGCGACGACCAATTGAGCTTGCCTTCTCATCGACTCGCGCAAGGTCACCGACCAACTCACTGAGCCTGTCGAGTTTGACCTCGATTCGTTGCAGCCGCTCTTCACTCATGACCGACATTCTACCCGAAAGGGTTTGACATTCTCGAAGTCCATCTGTATCTTGGCTCTCCGAGCCAAACGGGAAACAGGAACGAGGAAAAAGGAAATCATGGAACACCAGGAAATCAACGGCATTCCGGTATACGACATGGGTTGCTGCGGTCTATTCGCAGCTCACCTGGTCACCGGCAAGTCGCTGCAATTCATCTTCGATCAGCATCGAAAAATGCATGGCAAGGCACACAACTGGAAAGGGTCGGTTTCGACCCCTCAGCTAATCGACCACCTGGCGCTGCTCGGTGCCGATGTCGGTGAGTGCTACTCGACGAATGACGAGGGTTCATACGCTGGCGAATACACGGTCGAGCAATGGTCCAGGGCATGGGCATTGCACAACGCCGTGTACCTAGTCAGCACGACCAGTCACCTTCTCACGCTGCACAAGGGTCGCTACATCGATCAGTGCCAAGACGTCCCGATGCATAGCGCGGCGGGTCGACGGGCTGGCGTGCGACGTGTCTATCTGGTCAGAAACTCTGTCGAGATTGGCGAGGGTCCGGTAAGCGGTCGCCCCACTGTCGACGAGCTGTTCGAGAAGGCGTCAAACGAACTGAAATTGGTAGCGCAACGCCACAATCTCGACACCAGCAAGGTCGCCAAAGCTGGGGTGCTGAAGGGATATAGGCTGATCGGCTTCAAGAAGTCGTACCGCAAGTACCCATTCATTATCGCAACGGCTAGTGGTAGGAGGAATCGAACCACCGTCGATCTAGCCCTCGAAACCTTCGGAGCGGAACGATGAAAACGATCCTATCTTTCGGCGGAGGCGTCGACAGTTCGACCATCCTTCTCATGCACCTTATGGGTGATGACCAGGGTATCGATCACGTCGTGTTCTCCGACACCGGGGCTGAGTCCAGTGGCACCTACGACAACGTCGAGTTCTTCGCGGAGCTTTGCGAAGACGCTGGGCTGCCGTTCACGGTCGTATGGAATGAGAAAGAGACCATCACTGAGTGGGTTACTCGTAACGGAACTCTACCTCTTATGCCTGGGGCTGGAGCACACGCTTGCTCGAATAGGTTTAAGAGGGACGTGATTCAAAAATGGGTTGGTAATAATTTCCCCGGCGAAAAAATTTGCTACCTCATTGGTCTTGAAGCCAACGAAGGCAAGCGAAGCGAACGGTTCAGCGCACCTAAAGGTGACGAAGCTGCCTACCGCTACCCGCTGCAAGATCTCGATATGACGCGCCAGGACTGTCTCGATTATCTCGACGGGTTTGGTATCGAGGTGCCCAAGTCATCGTGCGTGTTCTGCCCGTACATGAAAAAGCACGAGATCATCGCGATGCGCCAAGACCCAGCCGCATGGCAGACGATCAAGCTGGTCGAGGCGCGGTTCCAGGAAACGTCACCCGCGAAGCACCAGGCATGGCTGGACGCGGGTAAGCCGGTGCGGTCCGATGGGAAGTGCGGTGCTGGTCACTGGCGCTTGGATTCATGGGCGGAGGGCAAGCGTCTTTTCCAGCCGACCATAGATGGCAAGCGGCTATCGGTCCCCGAGTGGGAAACACACATCGATTCAATGGAGGTGACAGCATGAAAGAAGTACGAAAAGACGTCGCGGCTCTCTCTCGCAAGTGGGAGAAGCGACTGAAGCGGGTTCGAGAGAAGCAGCAACGGCGTTTGTCGAAGCGGGAAACGCAATCCTACTGAGGAGACCCCTGGTGCGGGTCGAAACGCCGCAAGGCGTCTAGGAAACCTAAATGTCTAGGAAACCTAAATGGAAAAAAGGAAAAGTTCATGCAAGTAATTCAAATCAGATACCTCAAGGCTACGGACCATCACGGCGCGAGGATTAAGGCGTTTGGTGAGGTCTGGTACGGTGAAAAACGTTCGATCACGGAGTCTGTCGATTTCGCGCAAGACACCCACGACCAAGCCAAGAAATTGGCAGCTCGATTTTGCACCGAGTGGTATCAAGGGATGATCGTCTCCGGGTTCGGTGAGCTTCCTGGCAACGATTCGGATTGGGTCGCGACTGTTAAGAACCGCCGTTTCGATGACCAGGGCAACGAACGCCCCATGTATCTACACGGCACTTTTGCGAAGGACGTCTAGATCCTACTGACGAGACTCGATGGTCACGAGTCGAAACGCCGAGAGGCGTCTAGGAAAACCAAGAGGAAAAAAATGGAACTGAAACTAAACTGGAGCGAGCCAACGGAGACACAATCCGGGAAGAAGCTCGCAACCGCAGAACCGAACGAGGAGTTCTGGCAGATCTGGAGGGCTGACAAAGAAGCCGTCAAAGCTGCTGGGTACTCGGTTCGGAAGACCGGCAACGTGTGGGAAGTTTGCCACTGGATCGACAGCGTCAAGGCGATGGAAGAGTCGAAGGCAGTTGATTCTGACATCGACATTCCAGTACCCCAGGGGTTGGCGTACCTCCCGTATCAGCGGGGCGGTATTGCCTATGCCATGAGTCGACCAGCTACCTTGTTCGGTGACGAAATGGGTTTGGGTAAAACGATCCAGGCAATTGGGGTGATGAATGTTTCTCCGCCCGAAACTGTTTTGATCGTGTGTCCCGCATCTCTCAAGCTGAACTGGAAACGTGAACTTGAGAAATGGCTAGTGGTCCCCCGTCGAATCGATATCGTGAACGGCGGCGGCGAACCGATGCCTTCTGACCCGGACGTTGTGATTATCAATTACGACGTGCTGACGAAGCATTCGGAAGCGCTGTTGGGTCGCACCTGGGGGCTGGTCATCATGGATGAGGCTCACTACGCCAAGAATCCCAAGGCGCAACGCACCAAAGTGGCGACCAAGATCAAGGGACTGCGTCGGCTCATGCTGACGGGGACTCCGATCACGAACCGTCCCATCGAGTTGCAGCCCATAGCGGGTTACCTTGATCCGACCAACTTCGGGAACTTCTTTAAGTTCGCCCGACGATATGCCGACGCTCACAAGGGTCGTTGGGGCTGGGACTTTTCCGGCTCCTCGAATCTCGGAGAGCTACAGCGGCGGTTGCGTGAATCGATCATGGTTCGGCGCCTCAAGTCTGACGTGCTGAAAGAGCTGCCTCCAAAGCAACGCCAAGTGATCGTGCTTCCTGGCGATTCATTCGAGGCGCAGCTAGATGCGGAGTTCGCTGCACTCGAAGAGGCGGCGGAACGAGTGACGTCACCCCAGGTGCTGTTCCAGGAACTCTCGCGGGTTCGCCATCTCATGGCGGTTGCGAAGATTCCTGAGATCGTCGAGCACCTCAACACCATCGACCATCCCGTGGTCGTAATGGCACACCATAAAGACGTGGTCGCCGGTATTGCTGAGGGGTGCGAGCAACGGGTCGTAACCCTCACGGGTGACAGTTCGACCGAGGAACGCCAGGGGGCTGTCGATGCGTTCCAGAACGGTGACGCCCAGGTGTTCATCGGGACCATTGGTGCTGCCGGCGTGGGGATCACCCTCACGGCTGCAAGCCACGTCCTGTTCGCAGAACTCGACTGGGTTCCCGGCAACGTGTCCCAGGCTGAAGATCGATGCCACAGAATTGGGCAAACCGATTCGGTCCTGGTTCAGCACCTGGTGATCGATGGATCAATCGATGCACGAATGACTGAAGTCCTGGTCGAAAAGCAGCGCGTCCTGGATGCGGCTCTCGATGATGACGTCAGTCAGGCGATCACGATTGAAGAGATTGCGACATCTCTCGGAGTCGAAGCGGTCGAGAAGGTTGAGCCGCTACCGGAGCCAGTAGTAGAAGCACTCCGAGTGGCTATCAGTGGTCTCGTCGCTGCGGACTCGGATCACGCAAGGTTCGAGAATGGTGTCGGGTTCAATGGGTCCGATTCCGAATTCGGTCACTCGCTCGCGGAGTCTGCGAGTTGGTCTCCGAAACAACAACGCGCGGCATTCAAGATGCTTCGGAAGTACAAGCGTCAGATAGACGATGCCGTATACAACACTGCTTACATGGGAGAAATGGAATGACTGGAAAATATAAGAAACTTCACGAACAGTTGATCAAGGATAACGATGCTGGGTGGGATGAGTACCGAAACAAAACATACGAGGGGGAAGATCCCGTCCACCCGATCATCAGGGACGAATTAGAAGCCGGAGTGTTGGGGCTAGAGACGTGGCTTTTCGATGAGATCGAGTCAGCCATTTTTCGACTCCAACGACTCAGCATTAATTACTACTCTGGGGCTACGGGACAGACGGAAACGGGTCGCTTGATCGATAAGCTCTATGACATTCACTTCAACAAAGGGGGAACGGTATGAGGGCAAACATTAAAGTTGAACTCACCGACGAGGAGCGTAATCAAGTTGCCATTGCCATACGGGGGAAACCCACTAAGGCGATGGTGACCAGGGCGCAGTTGACCGAGATGGTTGGGGGATTTTTGGAGGGGATTATTTCCGCCGAAAAAAATCCTGAGCCGGAAACCGTCACCCGCCAGGTCAGCAAACCAGCGACCAGGCGCGTCTACCCGATCACGGCGCAGCTTGAAAAGATGCTAGCCAAGCGCGGTTACATCGAGGGGCACCCGAAACGGATTGGCTACATCCGTGGGTACTACGCGGTGAAAAACCGATGAGCAAGAAACGAGAGAAGCCAACGTCGTTCGGGCTGTCGTTCGACCGCTATCTCCGCAACCTGGAGTCCATCGAGGACTACATGAACAACCCGCACCCCAAGAACGTCCCGAGCGTGATGATCGAACGGGGCGGGTTGAAGTACCGCGAGGATTGGCAGTTAAACGCGGCGGGCGAAGTCGACGCGAAGGATCATTGGGGCGGAGGGGCAATGCAGACGTACTACATGGCTGAAGCGGCGAAGGCGGCGGCTGCTCGCAATTCGTTCAAATTCAAACTCGAACTGGGCATCAAACAAGATTGGGACTCAGCCGACACGAGTGATGAAACGACCATGAGCCCACCTTTCCCCAACACGGTCTTACTGGTGACCGGGGCGGATGATGGCGTGAATGACGTCATCTTCCTTATGGAAAAGCGCAAGTTTTCGGA